AAGAGCTTATTACCCGATTGAAAGACCTCGGTGATGAAATTGAGAATTTTAGAGAAGTTTTTGAGCCCACGCTAGACGAAGAGATAGAAAGAGAATTAGAGGAAGAACTAAATGCCCCCGAAGAAGAGACGACGCTCCGGCCGATCTAAAAATCATTATTTTACCCAAGTACATGAAGATGCTATTGTAAAATATGCCAACACAAACGACATAGATCTGCGATCCGAGCTATACATAGAATATATACAACCAGCCTTCGATCAGATGGTCGATAAAATTATCTATACTTATAGGTTTACTGGTCTTCCGAACATCGATTATCTTAAAGATGATTGCAAGGTGTGGCTTACCACCATCCTGAACAAGTATGATCCCAACAAGGGTTCAAAAGCTTTTTCATATTTTAGCGTTGTTACTAAAAATTGGTTTATCCACAAGGTTAAGAGAACTCAAAAGCGCAATCAAACGGAAGTCTTCATGGAAGATGTCCTTAATGAATTGGACGAAGATCTGGTCTCTGCTGAGCCAACCTATGAACAGAAAAGATCGGAACTTGAATTTTGGTCGTCTTTGAACCAAGAGATCAACACCTGGAACTCATTCATGCTGAAAGAAAACGAGAAGAAGGTCTTGATGGCGGTTCGAATTTTACTAGACTCTGCTGACACTATAGAAATTTTTAATAAAAAAGCTATTTATTTATACCTGAGGGAGATCACTGGACTCAACACCAAACAGGTAGTTAACAACTTAAATAAGTTGAGAAAAAGATATAAGGTATTTAAAGACAAATGGGAAAGCGGCGAGATCTAAGTCTAGACGACTACATCGAAGAAACAACAACAAACATTCGCGAGGACCGCGCTATGGCAAAATCGTTGCTAATGGATGCTGTTAATGATATGAAGTTATCAGACTCGGCACGCAAAGAAATGGGTCCCATCGCAGCCAAGTACGTAGAAAATCTCCAGCGATCTAATGAGCAAATGGTTAAACTGGCAGCTCTTCTTCAAAAACAAAAATCACACCAGTTCGGCTTATCTGACAATGATAAAGAACAGTTGTTTGATCTCTTAAATGAAAGAGATGATGATGAGGAGTCATAAGCGATGACCGGGACGAAGATGAATATCTTCGAGATTCTTAAGTGGACTACCCTGAATCCGCTTGAAGACCAAACTGAACGCGGCAGTGCAGATCCTCGCCGCGGCACCTCCGTGAGGTTTCTGAATAAAACCCTTAACCACATGTATAGTAAGAATTGTCTTGTTAACACAGACGAATTTTATGGGATTGTGGTTATGCAATTTCGGAGAGATGTCGGCACAATAAATCTACCTCACACTATAATGAATAGTATTACGGGACAGAAGCAAGCATCCGGGCGCCATAACGTCTACAAGGTTTATATACCCGAATTAGAGTGTAGACCATATCCAATGGCGCTTAATGATCCCATCTTGGCGACGTATCAAGATGTCGTGGGCGACGATCTTGCATACGCAATGGGCGACATTGTAAGAATTCAGTATGGCGACCTAGGCAATATGAAAAATCCTAGGATCATCGGCATGGTAGGGAAGGTCCCAAGCAATTTCCTCCCGGCTGAGATGGCAGAAGGACTGGGTACCCAATTCGAAAAAAGCCGCCCTGAACTTGTACAAAGCGCAGAGCCCTTCACCGGAGCTACTCCAAATGCCGACAAACTTCGAGACTATCTGATGGAGAAGGGGATATCTGAAAAAGGAAACCAGTTGTCGACCGGAGGTGATATTTCACCTGAAATTGTTAATGCAACAATCGCTGTGCTAGACACTCTATACGCCGAACTTCCAAATGTGATCATAGAAGTCACAGCGGGAAATGATTTGTATCATCAAAATCTAGCAGATAGTATCAGTCGCCACAAAAGGGGTGATTCTGTCGATTTTACGGTCTCCCCGGACACTGGCACCGTCACGAGCCAGGTAGAAAAAGTCTTGCAACGTTATGCAGCAGGAAACGGGGGATACTTCAGGTATTTAAATGAGTACGATAAACCGAGCACTTATGCCACCGGCGGTCATTTTCATATTTCGTGGGGAGTTGGTACTGAGGCGCAAGCCGAAGTTGATGCCGCTGTTTACTTAGCCTCCCAGGGCGAAATCGAGGCAATACATATATGAGCGCCCTACGACGTAAAACTGCGCGCATGGCGATGCCGGTTTATGATGAAGATTGCTTAAGTGACGGAGAATTCTTACGATTGGAAAAGATCGCCGACCCCGTCGACCGTGAAAACTATTTATGCGGAGCAATGGGGCAACGACGGCCAGCATTTGATTGCCCGGAGTACAGTTTAAATCGTGGACGAGAAATGGTACTGGGGGGACCTGATCAAGGCGCCGGCAATGCTTGGATTGTGTTTGGACTCGACAGGAACAGTTTTGCCGGCAGCGGCTTCGGGGGCAAGAACGCCTCGCACTGCGCAGCAATTGATATCGTAGTGGGTCGTGGCGCAAGCTATGCTGCAGCCATAGAAGCGGACGGCTCGCCAATAATCGTGGGTCCCATGTTTAATGGAGAGACGTCGGATGCAGCCAGAATATACCTCAGCCAACGCGCCGGCGTTGATCAGTATTTTAATTTGCCGGCAGGAAATGTGGGGAATGTGACCTCCGAAGATCCTCGCTCGACAGCCGCGATAAAAGCGGATACGCTTCGTTTTATTGCGCGCGAAAATATTAAATTTGTAACCCGGAGTGAAGATCGAAACTCCCAGGGAGGGGTATTGGGAAATGATTTTGCCGGCGCATATGGAATTGATTTAATAGCATGCGCCGATGTTGATACATTACAACCTATGGTAAAGGGCGCAAATTTACAAAAATGTTTGATGGATATAACAGATCTTATGGGCACGATACTAGCAGTTATCAATACTTTAGTTAATGAAACCCGAAAGCTTCACAAAAAGATTATGCCTCATGATCATCATGCTCCATTTTATGGCAACAAAACGGCACCGGATTTTGCCGGGTTAATCCCAGGAGGATTGAGCGTTATGTTGAATAACATAACCAATACTGATGTTGGCATACAACTGTTGCAACAGCTATTGCAACAGATTGAGCTGGCTTATTTTACAAATGCTCCAACGGCTGTATTGGATGAAGATGGAAATTCATTAAATATTTTAAGCCCTTATAATTCGAATAATTAGGATATTTATATTTATGGCACAAGGTGAGATTTCTAGTTATTTCATAGATGGAGCAGCTGCTACCAGTAATGGTTATCGGTCGAAAAAGGCAAACATCCCTTTTGCCACTAACACTAAATCTACCGGTCCACGATTAAATGTCAAATTAGTATATTCTAAATTTGATCCGGCAAATGGAGACGCCGATTTCCGCGCTGCCTTCCCGAGCATAAGGAACAAGGCTGCCAACCGGTTTATCCTCCACTATTTCCCAGAGTATTATACTTTCTATAGGGTGTTGGTTCGAGATAAAGAACGTTCGATTGGGTCCTTTATAGATACTCAAGAAATGGGCTACCGGCGTTTAAGAGAAACCATCAAAGATAATCTTCTCCCGCGGTATTATACCTCAGCCACGAAGCCTGCAACTGAATCGGTCGTCATGGCATTCTTGAATCAATTTAGGTTTGGGCTGACAGCTTCTGAAGTAGAGACACTCAAGTTCTCCACAGGACAATCTAGTCCAATTTACAATAAAATCAGAAATTTGCAGGCACCAGCAGCCACTGAATTAGCCTATTTTTATACTCATTCTCCCGTCGAGATGAAAACTTTATTAACTCTTTTGGAACTTATACCTACTGGTACTCAGGTTGATGCCTCCTTCGAGCTTTTTAATTCCGATGAAAACATCACTCCGGGTAGTAAGACTACTACTCTCCAGATATCCTCCTTTATGGCCGATAATAAAGCCGCCAACGATGGACTCGGCGCCTATCAGCAACAACTAGATGGGTTTGAAGGATCTTTACCTATCAACCTTAACTTCACTGATATGCAGAAGGGTGTGTTTACCATTCTTAATGGTGTCATAATGCAAAATCTGATGAGAGATTTAACAGATGTACATAACAGTGCAACAGTGGGCGGACCCTATCTAGACTTCGCCGCAGCAGATAGCTTGGAGATCACCTTTGGCACGAAGCGCGAGCATGGAGACGTACCATCCAAAACTTGCATCGCAAGTATTAAATATTTCGTGGCGCAATCGTCACTGAGCCAACAACATATGCGCGTCGGATATATGACAAACATTTTGTATAATAAAGAGTTTAGCAATCAACTAGTTCTGTCTACCCTGAAGAATTATGAGTTTTTGGTAAGGTCCATGAGAGCCGCTGACGCATTTGGTGGACCAAACCTCTCCTTTACTGATTTTCTAGATGAGAACGCCGGCGACTTTGGTTTAGAAGGTAATACGGTTTGGGAAGATATCCCCAATCCAGCTGCAGTAGTTGAAGATATGAATCTGAAGGAAGCAGTCCGTTTGGGGATAATTGATCTCGAAGATGTTAAGAGCCTTGAAAAAGGGTTTGAAGCATTCCTGACACCTGAACAATTGGATAGATATAAGAGAGAGGTAATTGAAAATCCTGAATTTCAAAAGAAGTTAAAGGCTGCCAAAAGGAAAATGGCGTTTAGCACCGCGAAGGATATTAATAAGATTATTATTGGATTTTTAGAAGGAAGTCCAGAGGGAGTGGGAATCAAGAAAAATTCCCCCTTGGGACAGTTTATACGAAAAATAGGAATCCAAGAGCTTGCCATGGAAGCTATGATATGCGCCACATTTGGCTTGGCGCCATCTTTTGCAAGAATTGGAAGAGCAGCTCAGAGCGCCCTGCAGCAAACTCAAGCTGGTACCAGCCGCGGCGCCTCTTTAGGCGGGACTGCCACTTCTCTTGCGGCAAAAGCGGCTAAGATTCGCCTGGCGCAACTAGGGCGCCCACCCAAAGCTCCCAAACCGAGCATAAAGTTGCCGAAGGTAAATAAGAAGATGTTTGAACCGCCCACCCTCGATAAAGAGTTGTGGGAATCACTGAAGAAGAGTATGCTTGACTCTTTGATGAAGGGTGCAATGGAAGTAATTAAAAGTTTGGCAGCCCTATTAAAAGAACTTTGTAAAATTAATAATCCATATGCTCAAGACGAAGGAGCCACTGACGTTGGAGATCTGGTAAGAGACAATTTGGACCAGAATTTTAAAGATGCACCGGCAATTTCTAATGAGTCGGCTTTAGATCAGATGTTTGGGAACGACGGTCTAACACCAGAACAGGTGCTTGGTGATGGTACTATAGATAATAAGGGATATTTATCAGATCTTTCTGCGATCTTGACCTCGATGGAGATTTGTTTTTTGTTTACCGACCGTTCTCAGGTAACCGATTTTACATTAGATAAAATAGTAGACTTTAACCTGACCTATCCTGATCTACAGATCCAACAAAATCTGAATACCCCAACCGCAGTCTTGAGTTTTTTTGCTAATCTATCGCGCTTTGTCGACATAACAGATTTGTGCAACAAAATTGCCACCGATCTTTACAATGCTAATATTGATAATATTTGTTTGGTAGAAGAGCAAGCCCCAGAACTTATTGACAAGATTTTGGAAGATCTGGCGACGAATGGCATGGAGTTGGACAGCCCATTCCCGTATAACTTACAGTGTCCGTTGCGGGAGGATTACATCAACAACCCATTGGTCAGCTCCACGATCCCGTCATTTTTGGGGTCCGTCCAAGAGGCAGTCGAGATTGAGTTTGTTAATGGACTGTCCGCGGCTCTTCAAATTTTAAAAGAGCCGGTGATAACTTCCAGTGAGTCAACAGCCCAAATCGCCGGCGTCTTGCAAGCGGCAGGCTTGATAGGAGGCACTGGACCAGGTCCTGATCAGTTCTCTGAGTTCGGTCCGGATTTGGATGCATCCGCGGCAGACAAGGCAGATGACATAATGAAAAAAGTTACTGAAGTTTTCCAAACAATTGAAGATAAAATTAATCACCTCGATCGGTATTGTGACGTAGGTGCTCTCTTGGGGGTGGAAGGTCAAGATTTAGTGGGCGTAACCCAGACAATAATAAGCGTCCTCTTGAATTTTGTTCAGCAGGGTGATTTTATTAACGCAATCCGAGATCTCGACCGGCGCCTATCCGAACTTTCTGCTGCAGCTAATTCGGCTGCTGGCTTGTCATCTGTAGCCACTCAGTATGAATTTCCTGTGTCATTTCGTGAGGATTTTGCATCGTATATCGATAAACAGTCAGCCGAAGTTCAAGCAGCATTCGGAACATTTTCGCCGACTTGGAACGGCACGGATCCCAACATTAATTTGGTCGACACTAAACAACTAGCTACCCGCACGATACAGAGGCCCGTCAGTCAAGAATTTGGGCAGTTAAAAGCAACAAGCAACGCACCGAGCCCCATCGCGGGCAAGTTTATGCCTCTCACACTTGATTATAGGTTTCCCACAAAGGCAGCACCTTTTATAGAGGAAGATGGTAACCTCCTTAATGAGATCACCGGGCTCCCAGTGCGAGTAGGGGGTAAAATTATCCCTAAATTTGTTGTTCGAGATTCTAATACGCCAGATGATTATCTACGCCTTACTTTCTTGCCGGCTTCCTCTGCAGGCGCGGACGTTCAGTTTAGTATGAATTCTAATTTATTTGGAAATAGCTTTTTATCACAATTTTCTGATCCGGGTCCTCTAAGCCGAGACTATTCAATAACTTCGGGCACCCCGGGAGGGACTGATATCAACACCTATGTCTCTCCCTTCACCAATGTACTATATTCCAAGCTTCGTGCGTCTGCGGGACTTGGTGGACAACAAATAGGCACCGCCGCAGCCGCATTTGGAGTATCCATGCGCAAGGATCCCGACGCGGGCTCAGACTTTGATCTCACTGAGCACCAGGATGAGCGCACACATGTGAAGGGTACGATATCTTCTATTCTATTTCCCGCACTGTATGCGGGTCAGACTGAGGCAATGTTTGATTTCATTCAGCGCAATGGTATTTTTGATACTCCGCGCCTTGATTCGTTAAACTTTTTCTTTGATAATCGAAGCTGTATTCCGGATAATGTCGCCGACTTGTTGGACATGGGCCCGGGCACAAACGCTTGTGGACCATCCATCTTGGACGAGGTAAATGAAGAATTACTTCAAGCATTATGCCATGATGGTGCAGATCCTGACGATCTCAATCCTCAGGGCACCCAAATTAGAGATGTGGTTAGACACTTTTCATTTTTAGTCCTGCTTCAGATTCATATTGCTCAATTCGTAGTAAAGAATATCTTTGTTTTTTCGGCCTTTGAAATTGACGATCTCATGACTCTGGGGACTATTAAAGAATTCATGGCTGTTAATATAAGAAACCAAGTACAAAAACTTATTGAGACAAAGCCGATTGTGGGCGAAAATTTGGTGAAGTATTATAATAAGAAGATTCAACGAGCCCCTGTAATTAATCAGGGAGGGCTTCTGGATACTGACGGTAATGTGGTATTCCCTCCCACCAAACGCTTTCGACAATCAGATGTCCCGGCGATTATCGAATATATGACGAAGGATCGTATTACCAAGTCTCGATGTGCGGTGGCAAATGCTGTCAAGCGTTCATCGGATTTGACAAGTCCCAAGGATTTCGATCGAGTGTTTGTGGAGGATGTGTTGACGGTGGTTCCGTCGTTCTTCGGGGCGCGAATATTAGGAACACAGTATACCCCCAACATCTCGTCTGACCAGCCCATGATACAAGTCCGGCAACAGAACTCATCAACAGGCATTTCAGAAAATGGGTTTTATGGCGCGCTGCACACTAGTCCAACGCATGACCCCGGTGGACACATCGATGAACGCACTGCATTAATGAATAATATTCCATCATATTTTGGAGGGTCCGAAGGAGTCCTGACAGGCAATTGGGTTGGTATAGCTGAGCCCGCAAAGTGGCGAGGCTTTGATCGCCAAATGAAATATGGAAAAATAGTCCTGGAAAGACAGGTTATTTGGGATTCTGTAGAACGACATGGTGGGGTTCCCCCCATATTGGAAAAGACCACGGGGGCTGAATATGGACTTGAAAAGGATTTATTCGAACAGGTTCTTTACAATGATTCGCTCAAGACCGGCGGAAATAGCCCAGGCGCCGACCTTTCAGTTCCTCTAGAGTTCACAAATCTAAGATTTAAATATAATATTGTTTATTATATGCCAACTGTGCACTCACCCACCTCCGATCAACCCATGGCAATTTCTGAGATATTTAGTCAAGCCAACCCCTTTTATAGTGATGCTTTCCATGGCACTAGGGCAGACCATAAGCTGTCCGGCATGGAACTTAGTCGCTACGTATTAACATCATTGAATGGACACTTGCCTCTTAGGTCTTATATAAGCACAGATGACACGGAGCTTATATCAATCACCCAACAAGTCTCCGGCGACGCCAATGATGATGGGATTACTGCGCCTGGAGAAACTATTCTGCAGGTTGCCTGGCAAAATAGACCGGTATTAAAAACGATACTTTCAGAATATGGCACCACGGTTTCAGATTCAGAGCTTCAGCTTATTGTTAATGACGCTATCTTTAAGGATTATTTTGATAAGTCGATCAACCGTTCGGTGACTTCTTTGGTTCCAATATTAGAGAACTTTTATTTGACAAGCAACTTCTTCCCTAAAATGGATAATATCTTACAAGGCGCAAAAGATCGCTGTCTGGGGATATACATAGATTCAATTCTCAACCAGACCCCACAACCTCCCGGGCGAACGGTTTCTCCCCAAGCACTTGCCGCAGCAGGGCTGGATCCTGAGGATCCTCTTGCGGGACTCACGACGTCAGCGAGAGATTTTATTCTTAAGATGCTTATTGAGACCCCCATTAATATTTTGCGTGGTGTTGCCGAAACAATGGACCCTCATGTGGGAATCTCAAAGATCATTCGAGAGATCACTGCTCATGTTTTTAATGAAATGGCCAAGGGTATCGATGTGTCTCCTCCGGTTAAATTTCTTCGAGATGGACCCGCGCCCGCTGTACAGCAGGGACCCCCAGCAGCACAACAAGAGGGACCTGCGTATGCCGACAACGCGCCAGCAGGCACGCAGATGTATACATATGATGATGACTCCGAGCTAGAGTATGCCCGGGTACCCGGAGGAGGATGGATGATCCGAAAGCGGGGCTTTACAACAAAATGGACCCCTCTCGCCTCCCCCGGCAGCACCGGCATCAGTATTGTTGATTTGGAACAGAATGCTGAACCACTTAATGCAGCTGACTACTATTCTTCACTCCCGGAACAACTACGCGGTTTGGTGGAATATAAAATTCCAGGAGACGTCGTCAATGATTATGCTACATTCACCAACAGCGCCGGCACCGAGACTTTTTGGGCAACTCGAAAGCGCGCCGGCAACACATCTTGGGAGAATGCCACAAGAGTCACGTCGCCCACTCTTATCCAACGACTTGCTGATAACGCCGTTCCGCGTTATAGCACTGCCCAACATGGAACTACCCTCAATCAAGCCGATCTTGATGCGGCTGCCGCGGAAATCCAAGCATCCCTCGCTGAATTGCCGGCAAGCCGCCCGACCTTGAGCGAGGAGAACCCCGGACCTAATGTAGTAAACGAAGACGTACGTATTTTACAAGCCAAGCTACAGGGGTTAGCTGCCACCCAGGATCCTCCGAGTGTCCTCAGTATTGGTCATTGGGGCTCCCTGCCTGGCTGGGAAGTGGATGGACGATTCGGCGATAGAACAAAGATCTCTGTCAAAGCACTTCAAGAGTGGGCCACAAACGTTCCCATGACCGGCGAGATGGATGGCGCCACATGGGCTGCTCTAGAACAAGCCCTGACCGAGCAAGCCCAAGCTCACTTAGAGGCACAAGCCGGTACCGGCGGCGGTATTTTACCAAACATCAAGGGCGAGAATATCATGAATCTCTTGTTCTGTCTTCTGGAAATGGGCATGCAAGATGCGGCTACTGGGTTTAACCTTGGCAACGGTCCGAAGAACTCCCCGGATTGGGAGAATTTTGTTGGCGATCCGGGCGGCGGCCCTGGGATCGGACCCGGATCAAACACTTTGGCTGCCTTCATTGGTAATCCCGTGGTACCTGGATCGGATCCTCTCTTTCCGCTACTTACATATGTGCAAGGCGACAATGATCCCCGCGATCCCCGCAACACTATTCCGGATGATCTGAGAGGCTCCATATTCCCCAAGTTCAGCATGAAGGGGGTGGACTTCACTGGCACACTCTTGGGTCTTTTGATGTTGCCGCCTGGGCCTTTCGGTATTGTATACCTTCTGCTGATGTTGTTGGGTAGAGAACTGGAAGATGCCCTCACTCCTGATGAAGATGGCACCACAACTGATGGACCGACAAATGTTTCTGAGGAACAATCTGGAGAACGATGTTAATTATAGAAAGGAGAGAATAGAATGTCTGGAATATCACCGAGATTACCATTATTAGTCAGCCCTGTAGACGGAGCATATGGATTGCTTAAAAACTATACCCAAGTGGCAAAGCAGAATTTCAAAATGCTGCTTTTGACAAGTCCTGGGGAACGTATCATGAATCCAGACTTTGGAGTAGGGCTTAAACACTACTTCTTTGAAAATAATGGTCCTCGTACATACTCAGATATCAACGATCGTATTGTTCAGCAAACTAAAACTTATTTGCCCTTTATACAGCTCAATAAGATTGATTTTTCAATCCCAGAACACGAGCTAGACCTACATCCACACCAATTATCTATTACCATAGAATTTACAATTCTTCCCTTGCAGGTAACTACTGCCCTGCAAATTGGATTTTAGAACTAATTAATAACGGACTTTTCTCATGCCAAAGAAACTACAAGCCATAGATTATACCAGCCGCGATTTTGATTCGATTCGTAAAGATCTTGAAAATTACGCAAAACGATATTATCCCAATACTTATAAAGACTTCAGCGAAGCCTCTTTCGGCTCTCTTATGCTGGATACGGTCGCCTATATAGGTGACATCCTGTCCTTTTACGTAGATTACCAGGCAAATGAAAGCTTTCTAGATTCTGCCATTCAATATAGTAATGTCGTGCGCCACGCGCGCCAGTTTGGTTTTAGGCTTCCCGCTAGCCCTTCCGCTTACGGAGTTTTAACTTTTTATATTAAAGTACCTGCAGCAAGCGTTGGAGGTGGACCAGACCTGAGATACGCCGGCACGATGCGTGCAGGATCTGTTTTTGGATCCACAGGAGGAGGGTCTTATACCCTTCTGGAAGATGTTGATTTTTCTAAACCTTTTAATCAAGTCGTCGCCGGTGAAGCGAATCCAACGAATGGGGATGCTACATCATATATTATTCGTGCTTTGGGTCGAGCAGTCTCTGGGCATGCAGCTGTTGAAGAGCGGACCATTGGAAATTTCCAGCGATTTTTGAAAGTTAATTTATCGCGAGCAAATGTCGCCGAGGTGATGAGTGTCACTGACACCGAGGGTCATGAATATTATCAAGTAGATAATCTATCCCAAAATACAATTTATAAAGCGATCCGCAATACTGACTCCAATAGTTCCACGGTAGCTAGCATCCTTAAGCCTGTTCCCGTCGCGCGTCGTTTTGTATTAGAACAAACAGCTACTGAATCCTTTCTACAATTTGGATACGGCTCCGACTCCGAGCTGTTGAGTAATTCAGTTCTTGACCCGACGTCGCTTATGCTTGACCTAAATGGTAGAAATTACATCACTGATAGTGATTTTGATCCTACTCAATTAATAAGTACAGACAAATTTGGCATTGCCCCATCTAATACAACCTTGCGCATTTCATATCGACTTAATTCAAATGTAGATGTAAACGCCGCATCTAATACTGTTACAAGTGTTACCAACGCAACATTCCGATTTTTAGATCAGGCCAATCTTGTAAGGAGTACACGTGATAGTGTAGCAAGCTCACTGGAAGTAACTAACGAACAGCCATTTGTGGGGAGCATTAGCCTTCCCTCTGCTACGGAAGTGCGAGAGCGCGTGCGAGGACACTTCGCTGCGCAGAATCGCGCAGTAACGGCTGAAGATTATCAAGCCATTGTATATGGTATGCCCGGGGCTTTTGGAGCAATCCACCGCGCTCGAATTGTGAAGGATTTTGATGAGTTTAAGAGGAATCTTAACCTTTATGTTATTTCAACCGACAGTAGCGGAAAGCTCATTGCTTCGAACTCTACTTTAAAAAATAATCTTAAAAATTGGCTTGGACAATATAGAATGGTTAATGATACGTTAGACATCCTAGATGCAGAAGTAGTAAATTTTGGAATTAAATATCAAGTTGCACTCGAAACAACTGCCAATAGGTACACTATTCTTAATAAAGCCAACAATCGACTGGCTGCGTACTATAATGATAGACCATATGATATTGGAGAAAGCATAGTGATTTCTGATGTTTTTCGTGAGTTGCTCAAGGTACCGGGTATTTTAGATGTCTACGATGTTCAGATTGTCGCTAAACAAGGCGGACCCTATTCAGAAAGCAACTATGATTTTTATAGTAATCTGTCTTCGGATGGTCGTATGATTAGAGCCCACGAGACAACTGTGTTTGAGTTAAAGTTCCCAAACACTGATATTAAAGGATCGATTAGATAATGGCCATTGCTCGTTACGTCGCAGATGCCGACACTACCATAACTAATGCTTTTGAAGCTGATCTCTCAATCCGCGGAACCGGCTCTAATATGGGATATGCCGATTCCATTGAGATTTTCTCTATTTATGGACAAACCTCTGGATCTGCCGGACAATCTCAAGAGCTTTCACGCGCTCTTATGCGGTTCCCTATTACTTCTATCATCTCGGATCGAGCAGCTGGCACCATCCCGGCATCCGGTAGTGTCTCATTCTACTTACGAGTGCACAATGCAGCCCACCCTTTTACTTTACCGCAAGATTTTAGCTTGACGGTCACTCCTGTGTCTCGGTCTTGGACCGAGGGCACCGGTCTCGATATGGATGAATACAAGGATCTCGGAACTGCTAACTGGCTCAGAGCAACTGATTCTGTTGACTGGACTAACATTGGAGGAGATTATATCTCGATCGACCCGGGCTCAACTTACACAATTACGTTTGAGCAGGGCTATGAAGATATTGAACTAGATGTTACTAGAATTGTTGAGCAATGGGTCGACGGTACTCATGACAACTATGGATTTGGAATCCATTTAGTTGCAACCGACGAAGCTTATTTTTCTAGTTCAACGGGAGCCGACACTTCGGTCCTGATTGACAATCCTACGGGCGCGCAACAGTCTTATTATACGAAGAAGTTTTTTGCTCGTTCAACTGAATTCTTTTTCAAGCGCCCAGTTATCGAAGCGCGCTGGGATTCTCGTGTTTCAGACGATCGAGAAAATTTCTATTATTCCAGTTCAGTGGCGCCCGCTGAGGACAACCTTAACAAACTATATTTATACAATTATGTGCGCGGTCGTTTGGTGAATATTCCGGTGATTGATGACGGGAACACTCTGATGGTTTCCCTATTCTCAGGTTCGACATTCCCCACCGGTTCAAAGTTAACTCTATATGACGGCAATCTCAATACGACAGCTTCTTGGGTATCCCGGGGTATTTATTCTGCCGAACTGGCCATCACCGCTGCCCTTTCAACGGAGCAACCAAAAGGGCTCACAGTTCTGTATGATGTGTGGCATAACCAGTCTAGCGGAGGGCCCCATACTCTTGGGACAAGTCAGTATTTTACTGGCTCAATCTACCCGGAGCTAATGCCCACCTACGAGTCAGCGCCGACTTTCCAAAGAATTACTAGCTGTAGAAATCTCAAAAAATCTTATTCGACTGCTGACACAGCTCGATTTAGATTCTTTGTGCGCGATAGAAATTGGAATCCCACCATCTATGTAAAGGCTAACGCAAATAATCCAACTGATATTATTACGAGTGCTTCCTACAATGTGCGCCGGGTTGTTGATAACTATAACGCGGTTCCATATGGCACAGGTTCGCAATACAGTACATATTTGTCATACGATAAGCAAGGTAACTATTTCGATCTCGACATGTCATTATTGGAAGCTGGATACATGTATACGATAAATTTATCCTATTATAATGATAGTATAGGAGCATGGCAAGAACAACCACAAACGTTCAAATTTAGAGTTGATTGATAATTAAAACATGGGTTTAAAGGACTACTACGAAAAAGCAAAATCTCTTCAAGCACTATCGAACAAATCCGCTGCCGATATCGGCGAAGAAGTAGAATCTGCTGCATATCATACCGAGGATATAATCCGCGAAGAGCGGTTTATTCCCCGGGTTAATTTTAAATATCCTAAAAACTTCGCTCGGTATGGCTCTGCTGAAGAGTACTACGCTCAGTCTTTGCGGCGTATTTATGAGGATTATCCTTATGATGGATCGCTTCGTGAAAGATTGGAGTGGGAGAATAAATCCACTTATTTAGATCTACATGTTTTCGAGAATGAGTATCCACGCACCAATGGATATATTAATATGTCGGCCGGTGAGTGGGGCAACGTCTCTGCTAAACGGGAAGGTTATGGACTCCCCTCGGATGTAGAATATATTTTTCTTAAGGGCGGACCTCACCCCAATCCTGACGGGATGTCCCCCTATTCAACTCAGCTCACCGGCGCAAACTATTACGAAACTGCCTTAAACCGAACCAATAACTTACAGTTTGACCTTTTAAGCAAGGGCGCCACTGTAGAGTTTTGGATGAAGAAGGATGCTTTTGATCTCACAAAAACCGAAAAAGAAGTTATTTTCGACCTCTGGAATGGTAATGCATCTGGATCCGGTAACTACGGACGTTTTAGATTAGAATTAACCGGCGCCTCAGGCGCAGATTGTCTTCGCGCAACGGTATTGTCTGGCGGACATGGCTTTGAAATGCAATCTGTTGCTGACAGCACACTGACCAGTGAAGCCATCGCAGATGGAACCTGGCACCACTATGCACTTACCATGATGTCGGCGTCTAATGGAGTGCTTACGAATTTCTACCTTGATGGAAATCTGAACCGATCACAAGTTCTTGGCAGCTCCATGGACCTTAATGAGGTCACGGGCGCCTTGAGGGCAAACATCGGCGCATTGATTTCCTCACCAGTCAGTTCTTCTGCCGCTCAATATTCTGGCAAGCTTTCGGCTTCGCTAGATGAGTTCCGATATTGGAAGACAGAACGTAGTGGTAAAGAGATTGGTCGCCATTGGTTCACTCAGGTGGGCGGCGGAACTAATGATGATCCTGAACCCTTTAAGACGACTCTAGACAAGGTAAACACCGATCTAGGAGTATACTACAAGTTTAACGAAGGAATTACCGGCGTAGCTGCCACGGATTCTGTCCTTCTTGATTATTCGGGACGTATCAGTAATGGTAGTTGGACCGGATATTCATCAGCTTCCAGGGCGACTGGTTCAGCTATTGTCCTTTCGAATGCTGCCATCAAAGAATTTAAGGATCCGATTATCTATGCATTTCATCCTGAAGTTTCTGCACTGGCAACACGAATGCGTCTTACTGGATCCAGCTATGACGTTACAAATAACGCTGCCATTTATAATACTATCCCCGCATGGATTACAGAAGAAGACAACGAGGGGCAACGCCAACTCAAACAGCTTGTACAAATTATGTCGAGTTATTTTGACACGTTGCAACTTCAGGTCGAATCTCTTCCCAGCTTGGGGAATATCAATTATGCATCTGGAAGCCATAAGCCCCTTCCGTTCGCGGATCGCCTCGTTAGCTCAGCAGGGTTGGCTGTTCCAGATTTATTTATCGATGCTGACATCATTGAAAAGCTAGCAGATCGCAGCGAAGATCGCATCTATGAAAAATCACTGGCTGATATTAAGAATACCATTTATCAGAACATCTATAATAACTTGGTTTACATTTATAAAACCAAGGGAACTGAAAAGTCTTTCCGTAATTTAATTCGCTGCTTCGGTATCGACGACGATCTTGTTAAACTAAACATGTATGGCGACGGAATCGAATATGAAGTTCGAGAAAATCGCCGCACCGTTTCTGTCGTTGATAAGTTTATTGATTTTAATACGCCTGATAACACATCTGCTACGGTGTACCAATCTCAGGGCAGCGACACCACCAACACCAAGGGATATCTGCCTCAAACTAGCGCATCCGCAACCGGTTTTGCACAAACTTTAGAAGCAGACATCCTTTTTCCACTAAAGCCCGACGAGAATGCCTCATTTTATTATAACACTAATACTGTTAGCGCTTCGCTTTTTGGAGTGCACGCAGTTCACAATAATGAAAATTATACTACCTGGGCCACTTCTCCGGCTGATAGCGCTAACTTCCAGGTTTATGCCGTCCGCGATGAACAAACTTCTGATAGTGTTCGTTTCGTACTTACAGGAACTGCCGGAACATGTGTGCCCTGGTCGATGGCGTCGGATTTATATGAAGCAGTTTATAACAATACTTACTGGAATTTAGCAGTTCGCATTAAACCCCTCAATTATCCCCAGGCTGGACAGGTTCTTGGCGCTCCCACAAGTGCTAACATCAACAACTACACCATAGAGCTTCATGGCGTTCAGCTAGACGCCGGCACAGTACGTAATGAGTTCAACCTCGCTGCGACTGTTGAAGGAGCCCCAGGCGGCTTTGTGACAGGCAGCAAGAGAGCCTTCATCGGCGCCCACCGGACTAACTTCACCGGTTCCGTTCTAGAGGCGTCTGATGTTAAGGTAAATGCATGCCGTTATTGGTATGATTACTTAGAAGATGATGTGTTGGTTGGACATGCTTACGATACTCAAAACTACGGGTCTCTATATCCCAATCGTTATGCGTTTCCGTTTAATGCTTCCGCGTCGTTTGGCGAGGTGTTGCAGTCGGATACTCTTGTATTCAATTGGGAGTTTGCTGAGAACACCGGATCAAATGCTAGCGGACAATTCTCGGTAGCGGATGAATCATCGGGATCAATTGACACAGCAGCTAGATTTGATGCGCTTGGGAATATTCTGGGCTATCAATACCCAGCCAAGGGCTATGGCTTCTTAGAGTCTTCCACAAAGGTTGTCGACAAAGACCACGTGATCTCCTCCAAGCTACAACTACCAGAGAACGTTCACTCCAGCGACATGATCACAGTCTTAGGCGCCCAGGAACAACAGGTGTTTACTCGCGACTCACGACCCGTTAACTACTTCTTTGCTTTTGAGAAGAGCATGGCCCAAGCTCTCTCGGTTGAAATGATCAACTATTTCGCTACGCTCAAGGATATCCATAATCTCATCGGCGCGCCAGTGAATCGCTATCGCCCAGAATATAAGGGACTGAAGGTTCTGCGACAGCGATTCTTTGAGCGTGTTTCTAACTCTGAAATTGATTTTGAGAAGTTCTATGAATTCTATAAGTGGTTTGATTCATCGCTCACGATGATGTTGCAACAGCTTGTTCCTGCCTCTGCTGATTTCTCAGAGAATGTGCGAACGGTTATTGAGAGCCACATGCTCGAACGAAGTAAATATCAACACAAGATTCAGAATGTTAAGCAGCAATCCGCCGACCCGGAAGGAACTTTATTGGGTAACTCCACGCAGATGCCACAGGGTGGCTCTCCCGAAGACAATCCGCCTGGCACCGGCTTCTTCTCGGCTAATGCCGCCACGCGAAGACAGCTCGGAACATCTCAGCCAATCAACTTTAAGAACTGGAACTTCATTCATGCACCAGTTCCGCGCCCTCCTCCGGTACCCAAGTCCATGCTCTTCGACGGCGACGAGCCCAGCGAGATTGATATTGGTGCCGATTCTGTTTGGAATCCTCTAGTAGGACTCGCCGGCGCTGACGCAAAAGCTTTTACTATCTCTGCCTGGATTAAAGCAGATGGAACAACAGGACAAGGAGGCGGCTACGGAGTGATATTAGATCTTGCTGCCTGGGACCGTGTCCTCCTGGTAGATTATTCTTCGTTGCCTTATAGCACTTATAATCTTAAGTATTATATGCGCGGCAGCACCCCGGGACAGGCTAACACCGCCACCGGCGGTTTGAATAAAGACGTCTGGTATCACGTTGCTGTCACGTATACCGGCGGCACAGCCGGCACAATAGTTATATATGTCGATGGCGCTGACGCCACCGACTCGGTCACGACACCCTCTGTTCCCGACGCCATCGGTAGCGGTCATGGTTGCAACATCGGAGTAGATTATGGAGGCAGCGTGCAAGCCTTCGGCGGCAATATGTGTGATATCGCCATTTGGGACAAAGCCTTATCAGCCGCAGAAGTATCCGAAATTTATGGCGATGGCAAACGAGTTAACTTAAAGAAGGTGGTTGCCACTCCCAATCTTCTGACCTGGTGGTTGATGGGCTCGGACCCGCTGGATACTTACAATGGTACGATTTATGATCAAGTTGGAGGCAGAAACGGTACCGCAAGCAATTTCGCCTCGGCAGCATCTATCGAGGAAGATTCACCAGCCTTTGAACCCGCATATTATGGATCAATTACAAATGAAAAGTCTATTTGGTGGCAATCCGAGGCTGCTCGAAATACGATTGCATTAGTCGAGGACACGCCCTCGGCAGATCCCGGCTTGTTGAAAAATAAGCAAACTATATTGGAGAATGTTAAAGCCACCAACAAGAGAGCGCAGCAGGCTCCCTATAAATTTGGCGCAGAAGGCAATTCAACACTGGGTGGTGTTGGATTTGGTATCAATAAGAAGACCGACTTTGTCTTTGTGGCCACGACCCCATTTGGTTCAGTAAGGAATGGCGCAGCTGAAAATATCATGGTTGGCTTCCGACGCGAAGTTGAGGAGCTAATGAATACGAAGGATGTTTATCATCCAGCTTTTAAACAGCGCCTCGGATTCCAACTGAATCCCGATATCAACCGAGACAATAGTGACCTTCATAAGGGCGATGGCAATCTATTGGCGCCATTTAGCATCTACTCTTCCTCAGTTACCACTGGACAAAACCTTCAAGTTATCCAAAACTATGCACCTGAGATTGAGATTACAAATCTACACCATGATATCGTTCATGACAGCGACACACCGCTTCAGGGACCCTTTACAGAGAAGTTTGTTGGCGGTCGTCAATACCGACACACTGAATTAAATGAGGGATCTGATAGTGCCCGCTACCGCGCTGAAGGTTGGAAGATAAAGTTCGATAAGGTTCTGTCGAAAGACGGCGCAGACTTTGAAACACCAATGATTGGCATCGTGCCGCCCAACTATGATGGCGGCGCCGCAGAGGGATTTGATAAAGATGTTCCCACTGCTCATCGCCTGCGCAACGTTGGTGCCAAGCGCCCCATAAACATTCAGAATGTTAAGATGACCACCTCTTCAGTGGGCACGAACCTTTCGGGAACGCTAGCCCATGGCAAGATCGGAAACTACCAGAAGAATTACGAAGTGGTACAGACGTCTGGCCGTACTCAAAACGATTTCTATTTCAATGATCAGTCATTTGATTTTGCTTCGAATCCTGAGACTCTTGCTACTCGTGGTCGATCGCCGATGAAGCAGGATCTAGGAAATACTGGCGGCACTCTGGATTATGAGTTGCCTAATCGAACCGGTGCGAATTCCAATCAATCTGTTATTGTAAATCGCTTTAGTGCTGGTGGTGCTGGCTATGAAGTCGACTCCCTCGGATATATGGACCCAGCGCATGAAGAGATGTCAGTTTACAATGCGTCTCCTTACCGAAGCCCCCGCACCCTTAACTTTGGAAATACAGGATCTCTTGGACAAGTCTACGGCGAACTTTCAGGCACCATCCAGGTCCGAGATCAGATCGGAAGGCCGCGAGGTCTTAGACAGCTTTCTAGACTTCACAGTGGCAGGTTCGGTGCAGATGGAGTCTTCGGGGAAGTTGTACCTCAGACATATGTGACCGTTCCGTCTTATCACAAGACCAATCGGAATGCTAAGGTGGTAATGAAAGAGGTCACTGGGCATGCTGCTAAATTTGATAGCCCCTATGAGTCTGGAGTTGGATATGCCGTTGCAACTATCGCTAGCGGATCCCAGTACGGTTACATCGCCGGGTACTACTCAGGCAACGGCACCCCCGGCGACAATGCCGGCCGCATCATGACGTCTCTCCTCTACGGCTACCCGTATCCCGGCGGCACAATGCCATGGTCCATGGCAACATGGCTTTATATTGATGCAGAGTCGCCCAATATGCCTCCCCCGGGAGATATCTCGTCCAATGCCCATCTAGGTCGACATAATGTATTTTCTGCGCTTGATATAACCAGTCTGTATTATGATCAAAGTAATAATAAAATGATGTGGCATTATAGTTCTTCCTTAGGTGGATCGAATAATGGTTTTATTAAAACAATTGGGGATGCACCTTTAAATCAATGGTTCCACGTGGCACTGGTTAAAAAACGCGGGCGCAACGCAGGCAAACAGGATGAAAAGTTTCTGAGAATGTATATTAATGGAGAGGAAAATTGGCAGCTGCACGAGCACACCAACGATGGTGAGAGCGCTACTGGTCTGCTAACTCTTCCTGACAGCGTTCATGGTTACTACGGCATTTCGTGCACCATCGGCGCGGGGCATGCCGCCGACCCGGCAGTTCCACCAACGGTTACGGGCTCATATCCCTGGATTGGTTCTATGAGTGAAATGGTCTGGTATCGCCGACCGCTCACTACGACACCAATTCGGAGCCTATATAATGGAGGATATACATTTGACCTTTTTGATAAATCGATGGTTAAACAAATCTCAACAGAAACTATACGCCAAGAGTATAATAAACTGGGTATGTCACACAGTTCGGTGGCATCGGGATCCTATCCTACTGATTTGTTAACCAATCTTTTTGGATATTATCGTTTTCATCAATTTTCCGGTTCTCAAGTAGGAGGGACGAATTCATCTTATGGGTATTCAGATAATCCCGCGGCTTATAGCCCGACCGATCGATGGAATACTTTAGGAGTTCTTAATGCTATAAATATACATTGGAGTGGATCCTATCCCGGCAGACCCCTGAGCTACGGAGAGTACGCCGCTGCAGCCGGAGACAATTCAGTGTTTGCTTCTATTATTCTTAATGGGAATGTCAAGTTCGAGTCAACTCAAACACCTCGTCACGTGCAACGATCCATTCAGTATGATAATTTGTTTGTACAGCATCCAATTCCGAGATCTGTGCAGCAATATAGCTGGGTTACTTCTTCTTTACGGTCCCACTCATCATATCGCCCCTTCCCGGCGCAAGATATTTTTTACGATCTCGAACCGCCGAGTTGTATAAAAGCCACTGCTCTCGAAGGTATTGCTACTCACGGAGATATTTTTTCTCGTGGCCCCCGCGTTCAAAGGGTCAACGGCGCCTGGTCCGGTGCACCCACCGACGTCACCGGATCAGATAGATTGATGTTTTTCGGTAGAGAGCCCTTGCATGTTGGCTTGAACACAATGATTACAGACCCTGTAGATACGAGCCTTCATATCCAGGGCGGTACAAATTATGAGGCAACCAATGTAATCTCTTCTCGCGGTGGAATGTATTTTAACACGACCAACGGCTTCAGCCAGTTCGGAACCTCGAAGACCTGGGACCAACTTATTGGCACCGGGTCGACAAATGCAAATCAAATGTCCTGGACGTGGTGGATGAGAAGAGACGGTCCCGGTAAGAACCAAGTCGACTATAATTCAGTACACCAATATTCGACCCCTCCACACTGGCCTAGAATTTTTAATTTTGGTAGTTCTAATATGCCCGGCACCCCCAATTACCAGGCCGGCACTTTCTTTACAACAGTCGATGATGATGGCTATCTATCGTTATATGCAAGTAATTGGACCACAGCTTCCGGATCCTGGGTTGTTTGCGACGAAACGGGCGGATCCACTATTGAGAATGGAAAGTGGTATCATGTTGTAATGACTTATGATGGGTCCTCTGCTTCAAACAATCCTATCTTCTATGTTAATGGACGAAAGTACAGTGTCTCTGGTTCAGCCATCGGCGGATCAGGTGGCAACATAGTTTGTCGGACACGACCGACTGGTTCATATGTAGGGCTGACTTCTAATGTCAAACGCGGCGCCATAGTAGGGAATGGAATCTACAGGGTCTCCATCGCGGATGGATCCAATCAAGGTGCATGGAATGGAATGTTTGCTGATTTAGCCGCATGGAATACAATCTTGAATGATACACAGGCGTCTGCGCTCTATAATAACGGCGCCCCAACAAATATCAAACAGCTTCTCCCGGAGGATTTGGTGGCTTGGTACCGCTTCAGCCCCGGCGCTGGAGATAGAGCTGTACAGCTCTGGAACCAAGCGATCCCTACTGCATATTCCCAAAGTAGTACAGGCAAGATCGCTTTGCCATCGCTCCCGGATACCTGTCACTTCCCGGTATCTTCGTCGGTGTTCCCAGTACGCCCGGGCATACCCGACCTTAAAACCTTTGAATCTGATTACGCTACATCTTTTAACACTCTTAATCTGGGTCGTAATGGACCTTATGGACATCCCATGTGGAAGCAGACAAGAACTGGTGAGCACAAAGTTGCGCGCCAATTGCGCAAGGAGAACAAGATCGGCGTTCTTATACCCCCGGCGCCAGCTAAGTCCCGCCGCGGTCTACAATACGGCAAGCAAGCCAACGACTTCGTGGATTATACCGAAATGCCGGTCGTTTACGATACCGCCAAGCCCATTGAGTTTGTATTCGAAGACCGCGCCGGCGGCAACAAAGACAACGACCTGAGACTCAAGGTTAGTTATCAGAATAACATGGACTATTTCACCAATCAAGGACTCAATAATCGCTTGTCTTTGGGAGAGCGAATTAGACCAGATGTAGGAAATGCCTTTAATGCAGCTGCAGATTATCTCTTTGATTCCAATTTGAGTGCGGTTGTTAAATATGGACAGAAGATTTACCCCGCTGCGGAGAATACGGGACAGAAGAGAATTCGAACCCGCGAAGCATATAACTTTGATGATGTTTGGAATGAAGTACGTAAATATCGTTCAATTCAGATCCCGCCGAAACCCAACTCCCAGGGCTTCTACGATCCTGGCGAGAGTATTTGGCCACTGGATGCGCCTCTTAATCTGACCCATTCTACTACGAGAGCTTCGTCGGGATCTGTGCCAAGTGAGACAGGGCTCTTCCCGGGAGGCACTCCCGGGGTTGTCTTCGCGGGCGGAGGGCTGATGCCCGGTGGGGCGACCGCCGAGTCCCTTGACGCTGCCGGTTACTATGGTCAAGGCGCCGGCGAGTTACAAAATACTTATTGTCGTTTTGGACTTTATACTGGAAAGGGAGTAGATGGAATCACCGCATCTTTGTCATATGCAATGCCCTATCGCGCAGGGCAGATACCGTCTTCTTCAACTCCTGTTGGACCACCCAATGGTCGGGGATTATTGGTGGGACCGGTGGCTTGGACCGCTCATGAAAGCGCTTCAATGCCCTATAAGCCCTATGAAGGATATATGGAAAATGTTCAAAAACTTGGCAAGAATATGTCCATTATTCCAGAGTTTAGAATTAGCGATCACTTAGAACTCCTCGTTGATAAAAAAAGCGGCGATGTGCTAACAGATCTTCCAGATATGTTCAGTGTAACTGGAGCGATCCAAGCAAGCAGTACCAATGAAGATTTTTATAAGGTTTATTCTACATCGGATTTCATGAAGTATTTCAAGGTTGTAGATAAGCAGCTTGCCAACAAAACTACTAGCGCCGGCGCTCAATTAAAGAGGTATGCTATAGAATTAAGTTGTGATGCTTTGATGCAGTTCCTTCCCTATAAAGGATTTTATCCTGCCGAAAGGACTGTAGAATTGGGAAGGCTGTTATCTCAATCATTGGGTCCGATTCGTACATATCCCCTGTCCGATAAGAACTGGAGTTCGGGAACGCGAGGTCGTATTACGAAGCGCATCTTGCTCGAACCTCTCATGGCGCCCGGAATTCTCTTTAATAGTATCAAATCGGGGATAGCCTGTAGTAGCCTAGTACTTGTTGGTAATGATGGCGTCGATATTTCTGACTCTACTGTTTCATCGCTTACAATGAGCAACACTTACCGAGAAAGTAATCTAGATGGTACTGCTTACACATATAAATGGTATGAGCCCTTTCCGTCACTTCGTGTGATTTCTAGTGGATCAAAAGATTATTATGGCTGCCCTGTTTATGGACAACCACTACCATTTGAAGCCATTCGAAATCCAGAAGCGTACTTGTCCCGCACTGCTTTGCAAAATAGATCCGCAGTTGAGGCTACAGTCCCCAATCTATATCTATATGATACAGGTCTTTACAGCGCGAGCCTAGGTACTGCTACTGACGGAGCAACTCCGCGCATCATTTATGACGGAAAGACAGAAAGCCCACTTTATAAGCTCGGAATAGATAACTTTTTATGCGAGACAGTAAACTTCTTTCAACACCCCCTGAAATCTTTTACTTCCAAACCCGAAGAAGAGTTCCTATCAGTTAAAAAAGATAGTTATTATGGCATGCAGATTCACCTCGGCTTTTCACAGTTCTCGGCATCGCATGCCCAGTATCCAGCTCAACGTACGTTTGGAATGTATAGTCGGGATTCAGCATTTGGTCCTGCGGTGCAGCTAAGGGGGACAAGCAATGCTGATACTCCGATAAGCCGCATTGTTGGATCTTTCGAGCCCTGGCTACCGCCCTATTGGTATGGTTCTTGTGAGGCTAATATTATTTTTAAGGCACCCTATAGCGGTAAATTGAGCTTGGATGAATTGCTAGGAAATAGTACGATTGAATACAAAAAAGATTCGGCTGATGTAGCTTACTTTGGCCGCGGCGGCGACAGCGCCGCCGAACAAGATACTGAGCATCTGTTCCGAACCTATGATCCGGGTTATGATGTAGTAAGACCGCAAATTACCTCAAGCGTGAATATTCTAGAGAAGCTACTCGTGGTGCCACCGAATACCAATACTCAACAAGCACGCTGGCTCATTCAACCCAAATTTGAGGCGCCTGTTTTGAATTTCTTTGGGGTACCGTGTTCTGGGTCAACACAAACTCAAGTCAACCAGCCCCAGTACCGGATCAACGGATCACCCCTCGTCGGCGGAAACGGCAATATAATGCAACGCGGCATGTGGCATCAATATGGTAAACCACTCAGTGGGTCTGAAGGCGTCCATCTCTCCATCCGAAACTTGCCAACAAAGTATAGTTCGTCGACGTATTCCGGTCCAATCGACGTCCAGCCTCTTAGCAAAATCGTGGGAATCCCCACATCAACTAAGAGAATTGGCGACTTCGCTGATGCCAAGACAGTCGAAGAGGCAATCGTATGCGTTCCCTTCATCACAGTTAGGGGCAATCGCGAGTTCTTTAACGTTGAGATGAGATCGCAAGAATATGTAACCCAATTAGCACTGCTGAACAAGTACGTGTTCCCGCCGACCATGGACTTCCTCAAGAACAACAGCGTGAAGCCTTTCGCCTTCTATGCCTTTGAGTTCAATATGCAATTTACCCAAAAGGATCTTATGGATATTTGGCAGAACTGTGCGCCTACAAAGGGCTCTGCATTCCAGAAGTCGAATGCAACTATTAAGATCCGCAGCCTTGTTGACAAGATGTTGGAGAACAAGGAAGAACTTCAGTGGATGGTATTTAAGGTTAAGAGAAAGGCTGAAAAGGATTATAGTGTTTATACGAGGAAGGGTCTTACAGAGGGACTGCCTATCGTGCAACCGTCACTGGATTCCCCATACAGCTATAACTGGCCTTATGATTACTTCTCCTTCGTGGAGCTAGTTAAGATAGATGAATCGGTGACTTACGCAACTGACGACATTATTCCAGAAGACGAGGAAGAGGACGTGATAATGCCAGACCTACGAGAGTTTATTCCGGCACCTAAGAAACTACCCCGCGTTATTGCACCGCCAGCGGCGCTATTAAAGGAAGTAGAGGAAGGAATTCCGACTAAGGTTATAAAGCCGAAGACGCCACCTAAAAAGTCCGCAGCTAAATCGGATATCAAGAAAGAGGCTAGCAAGAATACTAGACGCTCTAAGCCACGTCGTGAACAGAGTAAGGCAAAGTCCAAACGCTCAACGAAGAGCAAGGATGAGTCTCAGAAGCGCTCCGGGAAGAGGAGAGGCTCGCGCTATCCAGGAAAGGGTAAAAAAGGAAAGTAAGAAATGGTAGAATTTTTTAACAAAAAAGAAGAAATTCTCGAAGTGCAGTTGACCGAGTACGGCAAGTATCTCTTGTCGATCGGCAAGCTCGACCCTGTCTACTATGGGTTTTATGATGATGAGATCCTGTATAACTCTGAGTATGCCAATATTTTGGGGGAGGCTCAAAACGAAATTGACCAACGAATTCGCCAGCAGACCCCGAATCTTAAGGTTATCCCCACGTGCACCAGCGCCGAAGGTCGCGTCGCCCGATTCATAGAAAGCGTTACAGACGCCTTAGGAAGCGATTCTTCTGATCCTGCAGACAACACAGAGGCTCTTCATCAAGAATCATTTACTGCCAGAAGTAATTTTACTTCTTATCCCATAGGGACTGGCGACATCTCGTCAACAAAGACCGCGGCATGGTCTATTAGCGCTTTGAAAAATACCATAGACAGCACGACCGATTATATTATTACTAACCCCTCAAGTAGCGTTGCTGGTTTAAATGACGGCGTCATAACTCATATCCCACAGTTGTCACTTGAGCTAGATTATCAGATATTTTATCAGCAGGGCGAATTTAAGAGTGACGCAATTAGCGGGTACCTAGACAGTTCGGAGCCTAATATATACTTGTCAATGAAAGAAGATTATTTGGTGTTGGAGATTTTAGAGGGAAATACTAATTTTGAGAAAGAAAATTTTGAAGTTGAGGTCTTTTTTGATTCTGCACCTCCCACCGACGCTGACCTTCCAGCGGGACCAAGCACACTAGAACAAATGTCATTTGCCAGCGCTGATTCTACTCAATTTATAGCCCCCAAACCTCTCGGCAATACTCAAACTAACACTGGGGATGTCGAATATTATTTTAATTTATATTTAGATGAGGAGCTTCCTGCTCGCATTATGGATGCAATTAATATGACGCCGCGCGATATGGCTTCAAATACAAGTCGATTTAGCTTCAACAGAGACCTTTATATTACTGCTGATGATGAGGAGCCGTGCTAAAATGAAGCCTGTTGTTCCAGCGATTAATCCGGCGCAACCCATGGGACTCCCAGCGGTTTATGTGGAGAAAATAACGCTTCTTCCAGTCGACCCCGCAACCAATATTCAAAGAGTGAAAGTTCATCTCTCGCTTCAAGTGATATGTCGCCCTACGCGAAGCTCGAAACGCGCCGCATATAAAATTTTAGATGGATCTTATCGCGTTTTTGCTGCTTTTTCTAAAGATCCTGCCCCATTAATGGTGCTTAAAACAGATTTCCGTGCTGCTCGAATAGCTATTAAGCAAAAGAGAAGTGGTCCACCAGGGATCAAAAAGCACTATTTGAAGCCCCCGCATCGAACTCAGAAGCCTAAGACCTTTGTATTGGGTAGTGATGATGTGGCGGTGATATCTCAAACCCTCATTGTGGAAGAGACCTTAGCCTCTTCAGAGGAGGGAAATAATCTTTATTTTTATGCTGTTGCTTACGGAACAGACCCGAATAGCGTACATGAAAATGGCGTTGAAGGCAAAATCCGCGCCATGCGGGTGGGAATTCCTGCATGCGAGACAATATTGACCAAGGGTTCTTCTCCAATGCAGACGGCTGCTTTTAGAGTGAATGATCAGGACACCGATATGTTATGGCCCGGACCCGTTCATTATCATCCAGACTTTGGCTATATGGCAGGAGCGTTCCATGCTCAGACATCCCACCCAACTTTGTCTCCCATTTTAGTATCCAACCAAAAAATACAGGATTTGCGATTCATAAAAGCGACAAACCAACTAGATTTCACAGTGTCGGATAGTTATAAACCAGAATTTCTTTTAGCCGGACCTGCTGATAACCCCGCCGCTAGGAGGAATGCTTCTGCTATTGCTAAGATTCTTCAAACCCCTAGATATATCTCAGATTCAACTTATTCACGTATGCAGGACAATTCATTAAAAATCCTTTTCTCGATTGATTATGGGCGTTTAGCTCGGGAAAATTCTACTTTGGGTCACCTAATACAAAATTCTGTTGCACTTTACAATTGTTATAGTCTTGAAAACATCAAGGTATACCGAACACGCATTAATGCCAATGTAGAACCAAATCAACTTACTCCTGGTAAAGTAGATATTTGCGGCAGTGGGCAGAAAAAACCCAACGAAGAAGAAAAGCTTGTTGCAACCTTGGCTAGTGGAGTCCGTACGCTAGGTTTCGATAACCTCTCGGGAGAGATTTTAGTTCTCGCTGTTACTGACACCACTATGGCAAATTATAATTTTGGAGTTTATGAATATAGAGTCGTCATCGAGACCGTAGACCACACAGCCTCAGCTATTAAGAATATACTTAGAAAGTTAGAAACTACTCTTAAAAAGTATGAACTTTTTTATAACAAGATGGAGGGAATGGGCGTAAAAGGTGGTGGACTCCAGCGGCTATCTCCTGTTGAACCAGCTTCTCGCGTCACTGACAACCCGGCCTGGAAAGAACTGATTGGGTTATATTTGGCAGCAGTCGAGTTTATTTTTGGCACCGCTGCGATGACCCCAGATGCTGATGTGTGGAGAAAAAATTTAGTATCCATGGCAAATCCTCGCAATAGAGATCTTAAATCGATGCTTCGAGTAAAAGAGATTGTAGGAGACTTTGTAACAAACTTAAGAATGATCAGTACGCCCCCCACGCAACCTACCTCAGATGGGGGATCTAATGTGAGGTCTAAGATAGACTCACAGAACAGTGCCACTCGTAAAATTCTTCTAAATCATGTTTTCAAATCTAACTACGCATCTTCTGGTCCCCCTAGTGAAGGGACAGATTATTTAGATGCCAGTCTCACGGAGAGGAATGGACCTTTGGTCAATATTAGTTACGAAAAGTTTACAGATCGGGTTCAAATGGAGTTGAGCAAGTTCACGCTCCCACGACCAAACGACCCTGGTGTAAATCAATTTGGCTTTTTGACGCCGGTGAGCATCAGCACTGAAGGTAGTGTAATTGACACGAGCACAGTCGATTTGGAGTTTTCACAGGGAAGCGGTATTCTTAACGCTTCTCTAGACCCCAATAGCTCGACAAGACCTCCCACGTCCCCCAATAGTTCAGATACAGTGTACTATAATGAATTAAATAATATTTTATTGAGCGCCGGCATTTCGGTCGAGCAAACCACGTTGCCTTTGGGCGCTGTTTTGAAGAGCCGCGGCAAAGATATCAATATAAATACACTGCAGAGCAGCCAGTTTCTCTCAGCGACGTCGCCATTTTTCAAAGAGAATACAGCGCTGACGACTACTCTAAGTGGATCCAATGAAGTTAAGATGAATATTAGTAAAGAGATCACCGAGAACGTTCTGGAGTCTGGGATAGTGGGACACCTTGTTAATATGAGAGCTATAAACTTCATTCCACCGAGTGATTATAGTCCCCCTGATAACGCTCGTGGATCACTAGCAGCCGAGTCAGCAGCACAAAATCCCGAATCTTTAGATTCAAATAGCACTTTTGGACAATCAGTTAATTTTAATTCGGTGGCAGAAATTCAATATTTCAATGGCTATACGCAAACTGGAGCAGTTATAAATTTAAATTCTCCGGTCTGGAAGACTCTGACAAGAGAAGCATATTCAGCTGCGAAATCCCAAAACATTCCATTATTGTGCCGAATATCAGTAATGACGCCATCGTTGAACATGCCCAACAACTATAAGCTTCCGTTGTATGACGAACTATTTTTGCTCGGATCGTCATCAAGGGCAAAATCACGGCTGAACGTGAAAGGTGCTGCCTATCAAAACTTTTTTACCTCTCTAACGAAAAGGAACACTGGCGCAGTTGGCGAACTTTTAGCTGGACCCGGCGCCAAGGTAAGCCCAACATATATGCATGTTCCTTTAGAAACAGCAATAAACGCACCCCTCGCAACTGGCGCCAAACGTGCCAAAACTGGCGCCGGTCGACAACGCGGTATGACAACAGGAACTAATAGGGGGGGAAGCTACTGATGCCCACAAATACAGCATATAAAGTACATTATAAACTTATTAATTCGGATGTAATGGGTCCCCGCCGCAGACAGGATCCAAACGTCGGACCTCCGGCATATGGTAATTATTTTTTAAGAGATTGGGGAACTCGGGACAAACTCCGCGCGGCTCTGGGAACTTATTGGTATGACTTCGGCGACGGTAGTGATCAATGGGACATCTACGATGCCGGCGATACCCGAGGACTGAGCGCGGATTTACAGGATCCTAATCTTTATGGTGCCCCGGGAGTGGGAGGTGTTGAACCAGGCGGAGGCGCCGGCACCGCGCAGAGTACAGCCCTTACAGTGAGAATCGTTCCTCGGGTTCGTAATCTGGGACCATATAGCGCTGAGTTCGTAATTAATCCGAACCGGACCACATGGAATGACCACAACATAGCAAATACTACAGACTCCATTATTCAAAACGAAGAGATTATGGGCGATATACCAAATCAGATGAATAACAGCGGCAACCCCAATTGGCTAAAATTTGTCATGGGATCTGCTGGATCATTTGACTGGGCGACGCACCTGCATATGCAGGGCGGCGGCATGCAGGGCGGCACCCTCGCCGGGCCAAGTACTGTCACCCCCGCCGGCTTCCCTGGCGCCGTTCCTGCTGCCGAAAGTACCCCATTTGCTGACTATACTACGACGTATTTTGGACTTTCTGATAATTTAGATGATCGACTCGAAAGCGGAACAAATTTGCAAATCGAAATGGTATATAATTTTTATGCTGATACCACCCCTCCTTATGAAAAAATTTCTAAGGAAGCTAGCGAACCCATGCTTGTCAATTATTATTGCTTCCAATCACTTCTACGAACTTCCGATGACAACAAAGACTTCGTGCCCAACCCCGACCCGAACGACCCAGACCCGGTCACCGACTCCCAGGTCGAAGCGGATGAGTATTTCCAACAAGTAACACTCGTAGGGATGCAGGATCCGGCTCTTGCCGACGATACTCTCTTTACTGATCTGGATCCTAGTACGGGTACTCCCCCGCGCTTTTCAATTAACCAAACACAGCGTTTTTATGAACTCTATAGTACCGCAATCGCCGGGCTTAAGGAGTTGAACTGGCTAGATGATATTAAAGAGAACTATAATGACAACTATAAAAACATGGTTATGTTAAGCAGTGACGTTAAATCGATGACACAGTTGGTCGTTGGCGATGAGAAAGCTTCTGGATTGGCGCAATTACCTTTCTATAATAAAATTACTATACCACATGATTTAAATAGCGTTGCGACCGTACCTGGGGTGATGGATTCATCCTACCTTGCGCGTATACGCTCTGCGCTAAATGCAGCAGAGCCCTTAAGGGGGGATAAGTTTATAAATATTTTACAACTTTATGTATCCTCCAAAATTTTGGGTTCCACAGAGCCCACCTACGAGAATGTAGCTATAGTAAAATACCAGAATGCGACATCTGCCGAAACCGCGCTAGCGCCTGTAGGCACTAATATGCCTGTTCAGAAATTAATGAGCTTTTCAGACTTTATTACTGAATGTCGCAGCTGGAAAGCGGCTACCCTTGGTGCGGCCACACCTCCAAGTGGATTTTTGACCAACATACTTAAGCGCTTGGATCCTGCCTGGATGCCTCCACCACCGGATAATTATTGGGGGACGGGTACGGTTCAAGATAATATACCGGATAATTATATATTGCTTAGAGACTATAATAGTGGAATTTTAAGCGATTATGTTGCCGCAATCATAATGTTTTTGGACCTAGTTGATAACGACAATCTTCCGGAACCGGTCGGCGGCATGCCAAGTGGATTTCCCTCGCGCACCGCGCGTCAATTAATTGTACAGCCAATACACGCTCCCAATGAAACCCTGATGTATGAAGTGAAGAAAAGATTGTTGAACCCGGATGGAAGCCCGGGCACCACTGTGCAGACGATCATGATAGGTAAAGATTTTGGAGGATCTCAACTTGCCCAAGCGCCGGGAGATATTACATATATCGACACCCAGGTTAAATACGGGGTAAGGTATTATTATGAAATCAATGCGATTAAAATTATATATGGAAATGAGTATTGTTATCGAGACCTTTATGTTAAAACCTTTGGCAACGACGCCGGCTCCGGTCTCCATCCAGTGCATGGCGCCGGACAGTCGGTGGTTGCCAACGCTTTAGGATTTACGGATAATCAAATATTCCGTAACACGGATGCCGGAGCGAACTTCCATGCCGCGAATGTAGATACCGAAGTTGAGGTGTTGACGGGCTATAGCTATAGCTTCTTGGTTAACGCCGATGCAGGCGCCGAAGGCGATCCATCGTCCGGACCCATCGGCGGTGGGGGGCGCCTCACCTGGGGAACAGGTCCCCAGGGGAAAGTTTGGGGCTATTACGTTTTTACCGATCCGACAGTCGATCCCGACTCTGCTAACATTGTCGTAGGCGGAGACGGCGAAATCGGGGAAACTGGCGGCGGCGATCAGGGCGGACCTGGAGGAAGCTCCGGTAATACCCAAATACCAGGTACCAAAAAATGGGTTTTAACCGATTTGGCGAACAATGGAACAGACGAGTATACTGCAGCTTCTACAGACGTAAATCTCAGAAACAAACTCAGTCAGCTTAAATTGGAAGTCGTGACCCCGGTATACGTTCCCGACAACGACGGCGTAGCTATGAATGATATTGGTGGTGTCCTTAGTCGCGAAGTGGTGCCTATGCCCCAATCTTCTACTGATACTGATAACACACCTCAATGGACTCCCCTTCAGTTGATGCTCATGGGATTGCAAGGAGGTGGTCAGTAATGCCAATCGAGACACGAAATTACTGGTATATTGATGTTAAGGAGCATCCTACACCGCCAGCGCCGGCGACTCAGGGCGCGCTCCCTGGAGCCTCCTCAGCGGCGGCGATGATGGCTGCAGGTCAAGCAAGAGAGTTTACTGTGGGTCCCATAGGACCAGGATCCGCATTCGATCTAGGCTATAAAACAATCCCCGAGGGGTTTACGACAGAATACACCAGCAATGGGGATAAAACTGGTCCCGAAATTACGCCCGTTGAGATAGTTGATGCCATTCAGGCTGCATTTGACGAGGCTCTAGAAGATGGTCGAACCGATCATCAATATCTTGTGGGAGTTGAAGCAGTAAGCATTCCCGACAACAGCGCATATTATAATTTAAGATCTCAAATGGCGGTTGTCCTTCGATATTCTATTCGCAAAACATCGGTCAGCCAACCGGATTTCACTTTTCTGTTCACGTCCGGGCCTAACGGCGCCAATCCATACGCTAATGGGCAGTTTGCTGCAGACATAGCCGTGCCCGAATCGGACGGCACCGCTAATAAACATTGGCCAGTCGCGTCGTTTTCGGTTATCAACGAGCCAGCACCTGCAGTATTTTCTACCCCCTATTGCACCCAAACAGTGATGATCGCTGATAAACCCCCGGTACCACCCGACGTGGTGTTCGTGCCTTACGTGGGCGTAAACAACAAAGTGCTGGTACTGTTTAGTTCTAATGTCGGAGAAATTCTAGCTCGTCCAGTGATACTAAAGAATAGTGATGCTTCTTTTATAGCCGATGAATATTATGCTCAAAAGGGTATAACAATTACAGAGGAACAAGTATTAACACCAGATGTTGGAGAACTTACACGACCTAAATTAGAGTACCGCAATGATGATCCTATAAGAAAGTACGAGCTATTTCGGGTTGATCAGAAGCCTACGAGTTATGATGATTTTCGGGGCAAAAATTTAACAGACGGACCCATTCAAGCCGAGTTGGGACCGGGTAAGTTTTCCACCGCCCCGGCATTTGTTGATAATATTCAACCCAATAGAAAATATTGGTACTGCGCGCGATCTATAGACATTCACGAGAACATTTCTAACCCTACCTATATTTTTGAAATAGAGATGGTGGATAATAAGGGTCAGATGTATATGCGATATAAAGTTGTAAATTTTGAGCCACAGGTGTTAAACTATAAAAAAATGGGACGTAAGATACTGGCTATAGAGCCACGCAACGTGCAAAGGTATTATAATCCTGCAAACCCACCGGGCGATGTGGCTCTTAATCAGGTCCCCACGAGTAACATCTTGGGAACTTCTGAAGTCAACAATGTATCATCTATATGGAACAAAAAATTCAAAGTCAGAATAACGAGCAAGAAAACTGGCAGAAAAATTGATTTGAACTTAACATTCAAAAACACAGGAGTTGTTATTCCATAGGAATAATACTTATTTATTTACTATTTATAAGGAGAGGTTAACAAAAAATGGGATTCTTAGATAACTCAGGCGACATCATATTGGACGCCGTTTTAACAGACACAGGTCGGATGAGACTGGCCAAAGGTGACGGCAGCTTTAAAGTATCCAAGTTTGCATTGGGCGATGATGAAATCGATTATGGTCTTTATGACAAAAACAATACAAATGGGTCCGCCTACTACGATTTGACAATACTGCAAACACCGGTGCTGGAGGCGTTTACTAATAATATGTCGAGCATGAAGTCTCGACTTCTTACGGTTAATCAAAACGATCTTCTGTATTTGCCGGTTGTTAAACTTTTTACTCAATCGGGACTGGGCTCTGCACAGAATAGCGACGGATTTTTTGTTATCCCTGTGGATAAGAGCACAGTCGAAACTGGCTTTGGCAGTTTCTTGGGCGCCGGACTGTTGAACGGATATCGTCCCAGTGATGATCCAGCGCGCATTGAAGTGCAGCAAGGACTCGACACCAATGAGCTTCCTAAGGAGGATCCTTTAAGCGACCAGTTGGTAGAGACTCAGTACATCGTTCAGATCGATAATCGATTGGGTCAGATTTTCCCATCCGCTGATAATGCTGGAGCTGTTGCCGATACTAACGCGGCGTCTAACACTCAGCTTTCCCCTGCTAGCTTTGCCTTTTTGGATGATGACGGCATTGCTAATTATTATTTTGTGGGTGGCGGATCCGGTCGTGGTTATGTGAACAATCTCGGGGCAACCGAAGCTTCGAGTATTCTTGGACCTCGGGGAACAAAGATGAGTTTCCGTATTGGCGCCAGTCTTGAGCTTAGGAATAGTCAATATCTCTTCGATCAGTTGGGAACTGTGGGCTCCGCAACAATCGCAAATTCAGCTACTTCAGGGCAAGACCTCGTTCCGGGAACCAATGCGTACAAATTTATTGATACAAACATTCGGGTTTCTGGAGTTAGTACGGGATATAGCATTGACATTCCAGTGCGGTTTGTTAAGTTAACATAAGGAATTAAGTAATGGCTTCTTCATTTAAAACAATCGAACCAAAAGATATAGTATCTACTAGAAATCTGCTACACGAAGCAATCCCAATCACGGGAACCATCGTCTCAGGAACTTACGCCGACAACAATATCAAAAACTATTCTCACGGAATGTTTCAGTCAGTTTATGACTATCCGTATTTAAGTTCATCTGCAAATCATATTGTGGATTTAACCTGTGGTTATTCAAGCGTGTCCGGACTCTCCGGCGCTGCTTCTGACCAAAACGCCAAGAAGATAAACATTTACAATGAAATGGCACAAGTTCTTGCTGGCTTTGATGAGAGCGGCAATGTGCGTCGTTTTGATGAAGATGGCGATCTGTCCGGTGGAACAAAGATTAACGAAGCCTATATTATTAACTTCACGCGTCTTTTATCTAAGGACGAGATCAAGAAGGGCAGCTTCACTCTTGAATTGGGAGTGGCTCAGAACTATATCACTCCATTCACCGAGCGAATTAAGCTAACGGATGCTAGTGGATCTACCGGCTACAAGGTTAACTCCCCCGCCGGCGAATATGGAATTCTGTTTGCTGCTGATAGCGCTGGCACTCCAATGTCAGTAGACAATCGGCCTGCGGGACTTCTCTTCTATCAAGCTGGAATTGCAGTTGTATCCTCTTCGGTGTTCAGTGGACAGTCCACCCACCGCCTTGGACAGGGAGTCGGTCTCTTGGAACAATCTGCCTCTATGAATGAAACGCATGAGAATGTTTCTGCTGTGCTGACAGGCTCTGCAATCTCTAGTTCATGCACTGAGTTCAGGCATCGTCTCTACAATCTGTCGTTTAACAATACTACGGAATTGAATTCGACGATTTATTTCTGTCGCGCGAGTCATAACGACTTCAATTATTCTGCCAATCCTACTTACTTGAGTTCTAGTAAGATTACTGTTAAGAATAACGCAACTGATTCTCCTGTGAGTTTTGCAACAACCGTTGGACTTTACTCTGCTGATAATGAACTTTTGGCGGTTGCTAAACTATCGGAGCCGCTTAAGAAAGATCCGTCCAATGAGTTCACACTCAGGGTGCGTTTGGACTATTAACATCGGCTTTCGTTAAAAAATACACCAAACTATTTATAATAGTAGGGATTTGAGATGCCGATTTATAAGTTTAAACATAACGATGTATACATTAACACACTAAAGACTTATCCTTCCGTCAAATATTTTATTTACGGTGGGGATGCTTTTTATAATAATACACCGACAATCCCCGGAACTGAGACGGCACCCGCCACCGACCGCGGACCGGGCGGCGGCACAATCCCAATAGATATTCGCCAGACTAATGCCGGCAGTATCAACTTATTCGAACTTAATGTTAACCGAGCCCACGGCGATTTTGGATACATCACAGAAGTTACGGGGGGCGACGGTAGAGTCGAGCCCTTACTGTCAATAAAAAATACCGGACTTATTTATCATTTCATGATTAAAGATGGAACTCGTCTAGGGTTTAGCTCAACCTCAGCCGGCGCATTTAATGCCGGCATCCCGGGCGAAGTCTTCACGGGCAGTCTCCCTTACACTGCATCTATAACTAAAGAATACTATAGCGCAACGGATTATCGTCAAGAGACTTCGGTCATTTCCGGTGACGAAACCACCGGCTTGACGATAGATTCAAATGGATCTGTGTCGCATTTGTACGCGCTCAAAAACACTTTAAATCACTATACTTACGTCAGTCCTTTCTATACCTACGACGCTGTGGAGGCACCTATATCTCTCAGCCGATCTCTGAATGATGTTCAGGTCGGGTTGATTAATGTACCTACAATCTTTTATGGTTCTCAAATTAAGCCCGGCTCGGTTAATTTAAGCTTTTATGTTTCTGGCTCTTTAGTAGGGCGCCTAAGAGATACGAATAGAGACGGGGTACTCTATCAGACCGAGCCGTCATGGGCAGCGGGATCCGGAAGCGACGCGGGGGTTGTTTTGTATAATGAGGGATTTCTGGTGTTAACAGGCTCGTGGGATCTTACTAGCGGTGATCACAGTGAAAATTATGGCACCACAGACAACTTCCCCAGCTGGGTTAATTTTGCACAGCCACTAGTCAACGTGGGCCCCTCGGCTACCCCACGACCAGCTTTATCATCTTCGTTCTTGATAGAGATGAGCGGCACCAACAAGACCCAAGCAATAACTATGTTCGCAACGGCTCCGAAGGGCGAGATGAATCAGTCGAGCAATCCAACGTTTACAACGTATTATACGGGAGCTATAGCGCCGGCTAATAATCAAGCATACATACAAAACCAAAATGTAGGGATTAAAAATATTGTGAAATCAGATTATAATACACCTACTGGATCTTTCGAGAGAACAACTTATATTTCGAAGATTGGTATTTACGACAAAGATATGAACTTAATCGCCTTAGCTAAGCCAGCCACCCCTATTAAGAAGACGGCCCAAAGAGACTTTACGTTTAAGATAGAACTGGATATTTGATGATTTTAGGGCTGGATATCTCCACCAGCATAACTGGATATACAATATTAGATTATGAAGGCGAGATTCTTGCTTGCAATCATATTGATATGCGCAAAGAGAAAAACTTTTTCAATAAAATACAAATGGTAAACGCGCGCCTTGAGGATCTCCTGGTCGACTACGATATAGAACACGTATACATCGAGCAATCACTCCAGTCCTTTCGATCTGGTTTTTCTTCGGCGCAAACCTTATCACTTTTATCAAAAATTAATGGCATTGTGTCTTGGTTATGCTATAATTTATTCGGCGGCGAACCCAACTACCTAGCCGCAACATCCGCCCGCAAGCTATGCGGCATCAAAATTCCTAAGGGACAGAAAGCAAAAGCAGTTTCTTTGCAATTTGTTATTGACAACGTACCCGGTTTTGATGTAGAATACACTAGACATGGAAATCCGCGTCCTGGTTATGCTGACCGGTCGGATAGTTATGTGATTGCAAAGGCAGGCTGGATCAGTGAAAGACAAAAAACTAAAGATACTGACTAATGTTCTGGGGGACTATTATCGGACCAACAATGAATATCTTTTTAAGTGCCCTTACTGTGATCATCACAAGCGCAAATTCTCGGTAAATTTCGACAAAGGATATTACAAGTGCTGGGTTTGTGACACCCGCGGTAAGAATATTTATCGCGTCATCCGTCGCTTCGGAACCAATCACGACAAGGCACAGTGGTCAGAGATCTCAGCTGAGATTAACTTTGATAAACTCGAAGATCTATTTGCCGAGAAAATAGAGGAAAAACAAATACTTGAGATGCCTGAAGGGTTTATCTCTTTGGCGAATCGTACAATGCCCCCGACTGGCTTCGCGGCAATGAATTATCTAAGAAGGCGCGGTATTACCAAGCAAGATATTATCTGGTGGAAGATGGGGTATTGCACCAAGGGAGACTATGAAGGCAGGATCATTATTCCGTCGTTTGATGACGAAGGGGATTTGAGCTACTTTGTGTCGCGATCTTATGACAGATCCTATTATCCTAAGTACAAGAACCCCCCAGCAAGCCGTAACATTATATTTAATGATTTGTTTGTAGATTGGAGTTCGGACATTATCCTGGTTGAGGGAGTTTTTGATGCGATTAATGCTGGTCGTAATGCGGTTCCTATCCTCGGCTCTACTCTAAATCAACACTCTGTATTGCTTCGTAAGATTGTTAAAGAAGACGCCGGGGTTTATGTGGCACTCGACCCAGATGCCACAAAGAAAGAGCTTGAGATTATCAAGACTTTATTGGATTTTGACATCGAAGTTTGGAAGGTCAATATCGGCGACAACGATGACGTAGGTTCGATGAATAAAGAACACTTCCAGAAATGCCTGGAAAATGCGACCCTTATCACTTCAGACAACTATTTACTGTTGACACTAGCAATGTCAGTGTAAAGGAATCATTTAAAATGAAACAGTTATTATTGGATAGCCTAGCTTTAGGCAAGGACCTTTTATTATTAAAGGGACAACGAGAGATGTATGTTCTCTTGGCACTGAAGGGCACCGGCGCCTTCGCAGTCGGTGTTATCGTCGGATCGCTTCTGTAGGAGAAAATTGTGGACCTTATAATGGAAGGCTGGCGAGATTTTTTAAAATCTTCCAAAGAAAAAAAAGAAAAGAAAAAGCCATCTCGCGAAGAGAAGATGCGCGCATATTTAGTAAAACACGGCGGCGTTACAGAGAAAGAGGCTGAGGAATGGATGAGTTCGCAAGTCGACATAGAGGAATCCTTTCCCGGTGTCCTTGAAGAATATACCGCGGACGAAGTTCGCGCTATTATGAGCGCCGGCGAAAAATCTAAAGCCCAGCCTCCTGCTCCACCAGAGGTACCCATGTGCGATCCGGAAAGCGAAGAGATAGATATAGAAATTCTTAATGCGGCGATTGAGGCTTTGGAAGGTTCGGATATGGCAGACCAACTGGAATGCTTTAGAAGCCAACTCCGACGCGCCTTCTCCGATGACGACGAAGGCTCCCCCCGCCCAGATTTTGGTGCACCCGCTCAACAGGGTATTGTTGGATTTCAAGAGTGGGTCCAGCGCTCTGAGCTAGAAGATCTTCCAGAACCATCTGGTCCGGGCTGGAAGCACAACGATCCGGCGGATTCACAGTTTTCGAATCTACGGCGCCTCGATCCAAAAGAGAAACAACCTTTAGACCCAGATAAGGTGGGTCTTGATACTCTGGAGATGTCACCCGAGGAATTTGCAAGATTTAGGAGAAGGAGAAAACAATGAAAATTACCAAACAAAGATTACGAGAGATTATCAAGGAAGAGCTTAATGAGGGCTTCGGCGACACCCCCCCTCGATCACCGTCGTCGATGGCCCGCCAGGACGAGCCCGGTGAAAAATACGACCCGTACCCCGCGCACTGGTACAGCATTGGTCGGAAGGAGCTGCTGGACTTCATCGACAACTTGAAGTCCCTCGTCGGTGACGATCCCTCCTCTCCTGTGGCACCGAAGCTTCAACGTATCGAGCCTAGGTACGCAAATGAGTTGGCCGATGCCCTAGAAAGGATCATGGTGAAATTCCCCGAAGAGCCGCCCTGCCGGCCGCCACCCCGAGACTGATATAATTCCATGAAAATCACCAAACAAAGACTAAAAGAGATTATTAAGGAAGAGCTTGAAAACTCAGTTTTCTGGTCTCAAATGAGGCTCGATGACAAAGATGGTCCGTTTTTAGTTTTGGTTCCTAGCGCGCCCGTCGACGAGCGCTACGTCGGTAAAACAGGGGACCAACTGGTATCTCTGGAGAATGCTAGAGCTTTTAATACCCTACGAGCGGCCGAAGGAGAACAAGCTCGATTGGGGCGCAATGCAGAGGTGCACCCCGTCGGGGGCGTGGAGTAAGCAATGAAAATCACCAAACAAAGACTCAAAGAAATTATCACGGAAGAGCTTGAGTATACGGCAGACATAGAACAATACCCAGAAGTGCCAGAAGACGAGCCCTCCAGTCCATCCGCCGAAGCACTTACAATTTTGCGCCCCCTACATGCAATGAGCGAGAAGTTCAGTAGTTATTTGGAGTCCAACGAAATCCCAGCCGATTACGAGGCAATCAAACAGCACCTGATAGAGCTTGGACTCGAAAGCAATGAAGCCGGCATCTATGCTCTCTATGGCATGAAATAATAAAAATGAAGATCTCAAAAACAAAACTACGACAGATTATCAAGGAAGAGATCACGCGGTCTTTTGATGACTCGCGCCCCGTCGTAGGACTCCCCAGTAAGGACGCTTGGGGAGCGGCTTTTGCTAATGCCCTAGAGCGCGTACGCTCTGAGGGATCATTGTCTCAAGAATTATATGATGACCTCATCGAGAAGAGCAGGTTTGCGATGAAAGATATCCGAACCGGCGATAAACTTATGGACCTTATTAAAGATTTGCGCCAAAACGCCCCCTTTGATTTCGACATTCTTAAGGTCGACACCGAAGAGTGGATGGAACCCACACTCAGGAAATAATAAAAATAATCCTTGACACCACCTACACGTCCTGTATACTAGTATCATAGCCTAGGGGATAACTACGTGTATAAAATAGCGCATCTTGCCGACACGCACATAAAGAATTTAAAGTTTCATTACGAGTATAAGATTGTTTTTGAGCAATTATACGAAACACTACGAAAAGAAAACGTAGACTACATCGTACACTGCGGCGACATCGCCCACACAAAGACACAAATCTCTCCGGAGTTCGTAGAAATGTGTTCAGATTTCTTCAGAAGCCTTGAGGCGATTGCCCCTACGTACATCCTGTGCGGCAACCACGACGGCAACCTGAAGAACAGTACCCGTCAGGACGCCCTGTCGCCCATTGTGAAGGCTCTGAACCTACCGGACCTACATCTGCTCAAGAATGCCGGTGAAACCGTCCTAGAGCCG